CTTCATCTCTGATTTTTCAGGGTAGTACCTTTTGACCGTCAAAAAAAGCCCGTAGACGCGTTCCACGGGCTTTCAATGCGTTCCTGGTATGTTTCTACCTTTTCTCCGTTGCAACGCGTCCAACGCGCTCTACAGGGCTTTATTGGACTTGGTAGTCAACGCAATGAGTCGCGCAACAGTATTCCGAGCGCACTAAGATAAACGGGTCATCGTCGCCCATACCTTCCGGCGTTCGTCGCGAATGAAAGAACGCGCCGTCGGTTCTCCCTTCTCCGCCAAAGCGTATCGCGGCGAATCGACGCGCGCAGCGGCATTGAATCTTCGTTGACGTTTGCCACGTCAGGCACCAAGGTTCGCCGGTATCAGTTGCGAAGGCGCAAGTTTGTAACGGGCGCGGATCCATTCTCTTGATATCTCCGATAATCGCCGGGTTCGTACGTCGTCGCGCTCATCATGAAAATAACTTGTCGGTCGAATTCAAGCGCGACGCCGCGATAGGTAAAATCATCCGTCATATCAAATTGACACGCGCGCCAATAGGGAGGCGTCTGATAATACGCAACCGCGCTCCAATTCGACCAGTCGGTCAAGCGCGCGACGACGACGTCGTTTCGATCGATAATCTCCATAAGCCCGTCGACGAGTTCCGCCTTTTGCGGGTACTGCATACGCGGCGAAAATTCTTCGGTTGCGAACAGCAGATAAGAGTTCGCAGAGAATCGAAGCGCGGGCATGCAACAAGAAAAACAAGCGTCAAGACTCATATTTCACCACGTCGACGGTAGTTCGCCCCGTAACCGTCGCGACGGTCGCCGTCGACGGCGTAACCGAGGTTACGAAGGTCGCCGTCGTCGAGCCGCTAACGACGTTAACCGTCTCCGTCGTTAGCGAGATCGCGACGTATTTCGTTATCGGCGTCATTACGCCGTCTTCACATTCGATGCCGACGATAACAGCGACGGCGCCTTGCGTCGCGGTATCCGAGAGCGTAAGCGACGCGCCCGTAACAACGGTTTTCGTCGTCGTCGTCGGAATATTAACGCCGCCCGTTTGCGTGCGAATATCCGTTACAACGGTCGAGCCGGAGGTCGTTATCGACTTAACGACGTTTACAGGGGTTCCAGCGACTGAACCGCCGCTTCCTCCACTCAACCGCACGAGCGCGGCGAAATTTCCGTCGAGCGCGACGACCGCGAACGCGGCGCCGTCGCTAGTCGTTTGCCCGACGAGCGCGGCGGTCGCGTACGTCGCGTTCGTCGCGTTCGTCAGGTTTGCGAAGAAAAGGTCGATTTTCGCGCGTCCGACTTTGCCCGCCGGTATGCGATCGAGCGTTATTGCGGTTTTAATAGGATTCGAGGGCGCGACGCCAATAAAGACGTCGCGCGACGTCCAGCCGTCAAGTTGTATCGCGTTTCGCGCCGGGATCGCCGATCCCGTCGTATTCTTCACCCAGACGACGCGCCGAACCCGCTGCTCGTCGCGCCGGTCGAACTCACCCGCGACGTATTTCTCTTGAATCTCGCGCAAAACGCTTCGTTTTAAATTCTTCATTCTGGTAACGGGAGCTGAAGGTTGGCAAAGTCGAAGGTCGGATAGACGCGCTCGACGTTAATTTGCGCGACTTCGCTATTGAGTTCTCCGTTCGCCTCCGTCGCGCGGGTCAATCGCCAGAGATAATCGAAGCCCGCTTTCGTTACGGTCGCGCCGCCGAACGTCAATTGAACCGCAGGCGCGGCGGCGAACGAGTAGACGATTCGCCAATACCAGTCGCCTGAAACGCGCTGCGGTCGCGCGTTCACTCCTTTAAAGAGTACGCAGCGCGGCGCGTATCCGTCCCACGCAACGCTATTGACCGAGCCGGTCGCGTTCGCAAGCGTGCGTCGATACGTCGAATTTAAAAACCATTTTGGGCGCGAGACCGTAATTGAAAATTCGACCTTCGGCGTTACGACGTCGCAGCCGTCGAACGATTCGCCGTTCCAGCCGATCCCGCCGCCGAAGTCGCGCGCCGTCTCTCCGCTCGCCGGGTACGAAGCCGTCGCGTATGAGTGCGATATATGCGACGAGCCGCCGCCGGTCGAAAAAGAATAGTCGTCGTCCTCAACGGTCGGCGGTTCATATTCCGCCGACTCTTCCGAGAAATCCTCTTGCTCAACTTCTTCGAATACGACTTCGGCGTCGTAAACCTCAGAATTATCAGTCGTCGAGATTCGCGTCGTCGCGAGCGGCAAATTATACGATTCGCCGCCGAACTGCTGGTCGATATACGTTTTGAGCGCGGCGAGCGCGACGCTCGCGTCGTCGGCGCCGGAGACCTTAAAACGCCAAACGACGCGAGCGCGCGTCCCTTCTTCCACTTCGAGCGACGTTCCCATAGCTTCGGCGACTTTAACGTATCGCCCGCCAATGAGTATGCCCGACGAATAATCATGTAAATCCGTTGTTTGAAAACTCATTTTAAACCCGCTATTAACGCGTCGAGCGCGTCGCTTTTCTTCATGTTGTTTTCATGCAAGCTTTTAATCTCCGCTTCCAGCGCGTCAATATCAATTCGTTCGCGTTTGGTCTCTTGCTCCACATAAGAGGAAACGGAGAGCGAGTAGTCGCGCGCCACAATTTCTTCAAACGTTGCAAGCGCCGCGACGTTCTTAATCGGTTCGCGCTTCGCGACTATTCCGGGAACGTCTTTTAAGTCCAGATTCGTTGCGTCGAGGAAAAAAACGTCTTTCGACTGCTTAAAAACGACCACGGCGGTTGCGATCGACGTTTGTTCAAATAGATTCGGCGGCAATTGAATAACGGTCGCGACCTTGTTATTAAGAACCAATTCTCCGCGAATAAGTTTTTCGCGTCCGCTGCGATAGAGCGCGCCTGGAAACATAACGAACACGGCGCGAGGCGCGCACCAGAGCGCAATTTGTACGAACGCCCAGTCCGCAGCCTTATTGGGAGGCGCGATGCCGTATCGCCAATATTTCGGCGCGTTCCATTTAAGCGAGAACGGCGGGTTCGCGATCACTACGTCGACGCGCGGTTCATGCGTATATTTTAGCGTATCGCCGCAATAGATGCTAACGTCGCGCCCTTTGAGATTCTCGATCGCAAGGTCGCACGAGGTCTGGTCAATATCTTGCCCAAAGAGTTTACGCGCCTTCGAGTACGAGAGCAGAATGCCGGCGCCGCAAGCGGGATCAAAAACCTCGTCGCCGTCTTCCAGCGCGACGACGAGTTCGCACACGCTTTTGGGCGTATAGAATTTACCGAGCTTCTTAGCCTCGTCTAGTTTCGCTTGCGCGTCGTCTTTCTTCATTGCGTCTCCATTGCGAAGCGACGTTTGCCGATTTTCTGTTTCAGAATAATCGCGTCTCGATTCTTTTGATAGTATTTAGCCTGCAGTTCTTTTATCCGGTCAGGATGCTCTAAACGCCAAAGTCGCGCTCGCTCCCGTTGTTTCTCGCGCTTTTCCTCCGTCATTTGCCAATAGCGTTTGCGACCTCGTTCCCGAGTCGCCTTCTTTTTTTCCATTGGTTTGAAATTGGGGAATTTCTTCTTGACGCGTTTTAGAACGTTTCGAACCGTATCAGCCGTGCGACCGATCGTCGCAGCGATTTGTTCGACGCTATCGCCGCATATGCGAGCGATAACGATATAGCGGTCGCGCTGTTTATAACCGCGCAACAAGTCGCGCAAAAAATCCAGGTCGTCGCCAACGTCGTAAAAAGTCGGTTGGAATTCCGTAAAGTCGACCAGCGCGTCGCTATACGTTTCTACGCGCGCTTTATGCGCATAACTTTTAATCCAAAATTCAACGTGCGTGCGGAAAGAACTTTTTTCAGGGTTCCACAATCTAAGCGCGTGTTCGAGCGCAAGCCAAACGGCTCCGCGCATTCCTTTATTGAAACGTTTAACGATATATAAATACGGTTCAAGAAACGCGTCCCGATTTTCCGGCGTCGGGTTCGCCTTCCACGCTTTCCAGCGTTCTATATCAGTCATGAAAAAGCCTCCTAGCAAGCTAAGCGCTTGCTAGAAGGCTTCGCCAAAACGGGCGCTATTCAGCCGTCACGAAAGATTTTAAAACGTCGTCGACGCTTCGCCGCTCGTAAATCGCAAGAGATTGAGCGGCGAAAAGAACGGCGTCGGCTTCGTCGCGTTCGAGCAGCAATACGACGCCGATCTCCCAATTGGGACGAACGTAAACCTCAGCCTTTTCTCCGTTACAAGTTTGGAAACGCTTGTCGCGCGTCCAGCCATGCCCGAGCAAATAAGCGCGCGCGCCGCCGCGAGTCGCTTGTTTCATTTTTCTCCTAAAGCCATTCGTCGTCCGAATTGTTATCGTCGACGAGTCTTTGTAAAAGCGCGGTCTGCTTGCGCATCTCCGAGCGTTGCCAGTCGTTTTGCCAGTCGAGCGCCTCGAACGCGTCGAAGGTTCCGGCGCTTGCAAGCTTTTCTTCCTCTTGCGCGTCGAGTAGTCCCGCCAGCTGCTCATTGAACTCTGCAAGGTCGGCGCCCGCCGCGACCATATCTTGCCGCGCCTCTTTCTCCGTTTCTTCATCCGTTGCGTTCGCTAATCTTGCAACGGCGTCCGCCAAACGCGCCTGCGCGTCGTCCGCGCGCTCTTGCGCGACGTCCTTTTCCGTCTGCGCTTGCGCTTCGAGCGCGTCTTTTAGCGCTTGCTTGTTTTCGTCCGTGTTCTCCTTAGCGAGCGCAATACGCGCGACCGCAACGTCGTTCGTCGCTTTGTCGAGTCGTCGCGACCAATTCGCCGCGTTCTTTTCCTCCGACGATTCGCGTTGCGCCGTCGCCTCTTGTCGCGTTACCCAGTCGAGCGCGCGCGCAAGGTTCGCGACGTATTCCGGCGCGGCAATTTGCCCGGCGTGAAATAGTTCTTGTTGCGCGTTCGCGTACGCTTCATATTTATCGCGCGCCGTCTCCTTTTGAAACTTCTGATCGAACGCGTCGACGACCTTTTGCGCCTCGCTCGTATCGGGAACAATCTTCATTGGCGGCGCTTGCGCGTCCTTTGCCGCCGCTTGCTGTAAGTTGTTTAAAGCCTTGATTTTATCAATCGTCGATTGAATTTCTTTATTTAAATCCGACTGCTCTTGCTTATTCCGCGCGCGACCTTCGAACCAATCTTCGCCGCCGAAAAACGACTTCGCGTCCTTCCATATCGCACGCCAGTTGTTCTCAGCCGTATCGAAGCCGAAGTCCTTAGCTTCCTTTTTCAATGCTTCTAGTTCGCGGCGCTGTTTCGCCAAAAGGTTTTCAAGGTCTTTTTTCTCAATTGCTCGCTGCGCGTCGTTAAACGCTTTTTGAGCGTTTGACATACCTTGAATCGATTTTGTCGCCTCGTCGCAACGCAATCCCAAATCGCCGTATCGTTTTGTAAGTTCTGCGACGATATTCTGCGCGGTTGCGAACTCTTCGTTCGTCAAGTTTTGTTTCTTCGAGAGTTCGTCCAGCTGCTGAAACAATTCGCGGTCGGCGTCGCGCACGCGCGCGCTTTCATCTACCAACGCCTTCGCGCTCATCGTCTGCTCTCTAGCCTTTTCCGTCGCGCGTTGCGACGCGGCGGCGTATCGATCGACCGCGAACGCAAGCGCGGCTAAAACGGCAATCGCCGCCGTCCAGCCGCCTATCATGGAAGCGGTCGCAGACTTAGCCGCCGCGTTAGCCTTTGCGGAGGTTGATGCGGCTTCGGCGGCTGCTAAGTCTGCTTGCGCGCCTTGTAACGTTGCTTTTGTTTTGGCTATTTCCGCAGCGGTAACCGCGCGAAGGGTTGCAAGCTTCGCCGCTTCCACGCGTTGCCGCGCGACTTCAACCGCTTGAGCCGCCGCCGTCGCCGCCGACGCCGCTTTCGTCGCGCCCGTAAGCGTTCCGGCAATTAACGCCAATCCCCTCAACCCGCTCGTCGCAAGCGACGCGACGGACGTAACCGCGCTAATCGCTTTTGACGCAAGCCACAGCCCGCCGGTTAGCGCCGTAACCGACGCGACCGTTTTAACGGTCGCCGTTACCGCTTCTTGATGCTCTTGTATCCATTTCGTTAGTCCGCCGACGGAATTCTGCAGCGATTCGCCCAACTCTTGCAACGACGGAGAAAGAGCGGCGCCGATCGCGACGCTAAGTCCCTCCACAGCCGAGAGCGTTATGCGAATTGCGCCGCCGAGTCCTTCGTCCATTTTTTCGGCGGTCTCTTGCGCGCTATTGCCGCTCGCTTCAATCGCTTGCCGAAGCGCGGTAAAATCCGCGCCAGCCAGCGCCGCCGACGCCGCAAGCGGTCGTTTGCCAAATAACTTATCGAAAATCGCCAGCTGGTCGGCGTTTGGAAGCGACTGCGCCGCGACGCCGATTTCCTCCACTACGTCGACAAGGTTTCTTAAATTCCCCTCCGCGTCGAGCGCGACGACTCCGAGCGAATCCTGAAGTTCTTTTTGTATCGACTTGTCCGCAAGTTGCGTTAGCATATTGCGAACGCTCGTTCCAGCCATACTCCCTTTGATGCCGAAGTTGGCAAGTTGTCCTAAGAGCAGCGCGGTATCTTCTAGCGATAGGTTCGCGGTTTTGGCAATTGGCGCCGCGTACTTCATCGCTTCGCCTAAATCTTCGAGCGTCTGCGCGGAGCGATTCGCCGTCGTCGTCATGACGTTGCAAACGCGCGCCATTTCGCTCGCTTCCAGCCCGAATTGCCGAAGCGTATTGCCCGCAATATCGGTTGCGACGGGGATCTCCGTTCCGGTCGCGCGCGCGAGATTCATAACGCTTGAAATCGACGCGTCTATTTCGCTCGAATCAAACCCCATACGACCGAGCGCGACCATTCCGCTCGCAACTTGCGCCGCCGTCCAGCTCGTCGTGCGTCCGAGCGTCTTTGCCGTTTCCGTAAGCTTTGCAAACGCTTCACCCGTCGCGCCCGATACTGCTTGCGCCAGTCGCATTTGGTCGTCGAAGTCTGCGAACGTCTTTGTTGCGAGCGCGATAGGCGTTAGCGCGGCGGCGCCGCTAAACGCCGCGCTTCCAGCTTGCTCCGCAAATTCGCGAACCCGCTTTTGCGCGTCCTTCAAGCCCGCTACAAGCTTCGAGTTCTCCGTCGCTAACTCAACAAACGCGCGACCCGCGCGTATTCCGTGCGCCGTTGGCATTTATTCGTCCTCAGGTAAGATAAGCCCGTAGGTTCCGTCGTTTAATCGCTTTTGTCTTATATCAAGATAGCGCGACCATTCCTCCGGCAATAGTTTTGGGGGGATAAGGTCGCGCCGTCTCAATTCGTCGCAGAGTTCCTTGACGTATTCCGGCTCGCAAGCGCGCGGGTCGTCCTCAACGTCGAACGGGTCGTCTGCGAGCGTATCGAAGCCCGCGTTCGCTTTATGAATCGATATTCCGAGCGCTTCGGCGGCTTCTTTTCTCGACTTTCCTTCACGCTTGTAAGGCTCTACAAGATTCGCAAGTTCGATATAATATCGGCTTTTCGGTTGCTTCGATAAAGGAAGCCCTTCACGCTTCGCCCATTCGCCGAAAAGCTTATGTTCGTTAGCCGTTAGCCCGTAGTCGCAAGCGCGCGGCGGCTTGCCGTATTCCTGTAAATATTCATGATAAAACGTTTGAAACGATTCGGCGTTTTGCTTTTGCTTGCTTGCAAGCGCAAGTCCGTTTTTTCTCGCCCAATATCGAAACCCCGCTTGCTCCTTCTTATCGTCTGAAAAGTCGCGCGCCGACGGCGGCGCGCCGTATCGCTTCATCCAGTCGGAGAAAAAGGTTTCGTAGTTCATCTAGGCTTATTAGCGACGATAGACGTAACGGGGGAAATAATTAATACGCGCTTCAATTCTTCAACTGGAACGCGTTCCATTTTCGCCGCCGTCGAGGGATTGTTATATACGCGGTCGCCGTATCGCCAGCCGATACGCACGCTTTTAACCCGCTGCGTATCGACGACGCAATTTTGCGAATAGCCGCCGACGACGACTTCATCCCAATCGCGTAATTCCGCCGCCGTCTCCTTGACTTGCTTAACGATCATTTTTCCGCAACGCCGCTATCATCTTCTTTTTGGCTTCCCGCGAGTTCTTTGAGTTCGGGTCGCGTAATATTTTTACGCTTATCGCTCGTTCTTCTTCCATTCGACGCGCCGTCGCTTTTAGCTTTACGCAAAAGCGCGCGTCGTTCGTCTCTGCTCATTTTAAAAACCTATTTGCAAAGGCGTTAAAGTATCCTTCTTCGCCCAGTTCCTTAACGAGTCGCGCGCGGTTCGCTTCGGCGCGCTCCTTCTTTTCCGCAATTTTGAACGGGTTAAAGTCGTCCGCCGACCGCGCTTTCGACTTCTTCGAGATATGCGCGTTAGCAATAACGGCGCAAAGTTGCGCCGTCTGCTCCCATCGCGACTCCTGAACCCCGCGCAAATATTGCGCGAATTCATGCCACGTCATTCTTCGGAGGTCGTCGAGTTTGACTCCGGCGCGCCCTGCGAGTCTGTAGACGCGATCGAATCCAAACGCGTTAGTTCTTCGGCGGTTATCTTCTTCCACTGTTCGCGCTGCATTCGCAACGACTTGACGGCGGCGGTCGCGCCGCGTTCCTCGAAAAAATATTCGTAAGCCTCGAAAAACGCGTCCGCCATTTGCTTCATCGACTTGCCGTCGAGTCCGTCGCAAAAGTCGATAAACGATAGCGGCGTCGCGCCGTCGAGTATTGCGAAAACGACGCGCGCAAGAAACATATCGTCGACAAACAACCGCGTCGAGATTGGAAGCGGGGACGGGTCTGTTTCCGGGTATTCCGTCGAGGATACGTCGAGGATATTAACCCCGACTTGATTATGTACGTCAATCGCGGCGCCGATCGTGATCGCTAGCGAATATTCGTTGCCGCGCGTATCTTTAAAAGTCATTTAAATTCCTTAGCTAGGATTCGTCGCCGTGACCGCGCCGTAAGATTCAAACGTCGCTTGCGCTTCAATCGCTTCGCCGTCCTTTTCTTGCGTTTCCGAGTACGAGGTTAAACGGAAAGTTCCAGAGAAAGACGAACCGCCGGTCGAAGCCGTCGAGTAGGCAATTTCAACCCCTTTGGTATTAAAATCGTTCGTCGTTGCGAGCGCGCGAATTCCGTTTTGTACGACGTCCGACGCGATAATGTTATAGGTTACTTCGAGCGTCGCCGTTCGCTTGCCCGCGTCCGTCTTGCTCCAACCCTGATCGTCGCGCGTCGAATTGTCCGTCGAGTCCGACTCAATTGAGAGCGAACCGTTTTTGAATCCGCCTAGCTTGCCGCCGCCGATCGTCAAAACGCCGTTGCGACTCAATGCGTACGATTGCGAAATATCAGTTAAAGTAAAAGTTTCCGACACTGTGTTCACCCTTTAATACAGTTCGCAAAACACGTCTTAACGACGTTCAAGTTCTTACGAAGCGCAGGCGCCATATACGGGCGCGCCGCGATTTTCGCCTTCGGTTTCCGAGCGTCTTTACGCTTGCCTAATTCGATTCTTCGCATAGTTTAAAAGAAACGCGCGCGGCTCGCTGAAAGCGCAGCGAATTCCATGCCGCGCGCGTTCTTATTCTCCGTATTCCAACGTTTCCGGCGCGCTTCCCAATTTAGTAAGCTTTTGAGGTCCGACGACGACGCTTTTCGACGCGAGATCGTACGCAAAAAATAGGAACCGTTTTAATTCACCCGTATGCAAACGCGGCGGCTCCCCCGGTCGCGAATTGGGGCGATTTTTCGTTGCATTCCGCAACGAGCGTCGCGCGTCGCTGCGAACGTATGCGCCCCACTTCGACAACGCCTTGCGCGTTCCCTTATCGACCGCTTTTAAAATCGCCTTGTCGTCGAAGAATACAAGATTATTTCGCATTTAATCCCGCTGCAAATATCGACAGCCTGTAATAACAAGCGGCGATTTAACGACGAACCGTTCTTCAAAATCGCTCGAATCAAATAGCCCGTCGATTTGCCCGTTGCCGATCGTCGTCGCGCCGTAAATTATCGCGCTTTCAATTCGCCACAATTGCTTCGCGTCGAGTAAATCGCGCTCGAATATCGACCGCTGTATCGCCGTCGACGTTTCTAGCGCGTCGTTCGTCGCTTCCACCGAGTCGGAGCCGGTATGATCAATTAAGAATACTTGACACGCGCAAATCTCTTTAATAACGTCGCGCGTCGCGTTTTCAACCGCCGTCGAGACGGGCACGACAAATAGCTTCGCGCCCGTATCAACTCCAATTCGATACCGAGGATTTAAACAAACGTCCGCCGCGTATCCGAGCGACTGTACAAACTTCGCAACCGCGCGCGCAAACGCGACCGGCGCCGAATCTAACGTCGTCAGCCCGCCGTCGAGTATTCCCGCGTCGAATAATCGCCGCGTCTCGTCGACCGTCGACCATATGCGAATCCGTTTAACGTCGTCGCAGAGTATCGACCGCGCCTCCGGCGCGTAATCGCGAAGCGTTAACATTCGTCCGCCCCCACAAACTGCGCGCGACAGCGTTTAAACGTTCGGTAAATATCCGAATAGCAAAACGCGTCCGCAACCTTTACCGAGTCGGACGATACGCTGCGAACCAAATAGCGCATACCCTCAAAAACGATAACGTCGCCGCGCTTCGGCGAAAATTCAGGAAACAGAAAATCGACGGCGTTCGCGTCAACTTTTCCCGTTTCTTCAAGCCACGATTTCGCGGGGATTGCAACGATTCCTGAAAGCCTCTCGGTTGCGCGTATAACGTTGACTTCCACCGCCGCTGATTCCGTAAGACGGCGTTTAAACCATTGCAACCCGCGCGCGAAATACGTGTCTATCATATCGTTTCGTAATCCAACGGAGAAATATCAAGCGCAACGCAAGCGGCGTAAACGTCGGCGCCGAAAAGGTCGTCGAGCGTCGAACTTCCGCCGACGATAATTCCAGCCGCTTTAAGTCGCGACGTAATTTCACCCGTCGCATCGTAGACGCGCACCTTATCGTCGACAAGAATCTTCGCCGGGGTTCCGTTACAATCGCGAAGCGTTAGCATTATTGCGCCGCCTTTATGCCGGTTTGCGTCAAAGCGACGGTACAAGTCGTTTCACCGCTCGCCGAAGCCTTAACGAAATAACCGATTTGCAAATTCGTTGACGCAGTTGCCGTAACGACGGCGTTCGTCGCGTCCCAATATGCGAGCGCGCCAATCGTCGCCGTCGTCGCGCTCGCAATAGGAAGCTCCCAAATACCGTTCGTCTGAATCGCGCCCAATTCGCCGGGCTTAATCGCGCGAATCGCGCAGCCAAAGACGTTGCCGTTGACTACGATTTCTCCCGAAGCGATCGTCGCTTCCGTCGCATTGACGAAATCGTAACAGCCTTCATTTTGATACAATCGTCCAGTCGCCATTATTTCAACCCCTTATCAAGTCGAGGAAACCTTCAACGCCGCGCGATAATCCTGTTGCGACAGTCCGAAGTCGATATTGCCTTTAATCTGAATGCCTTCGGTATCGAAGTCGGCGTCCGCGCGCTTAATCGTCGGCGCGTCTCTGCCGTTCAAAAACGCAATTTCAAACGCCGCCAATCGGTTCGGATCCGCGAACAAATACCAGTTCGCATCCGAGTAACCCGCGTAGTTACTGTTCTGCAAGTAATCCGAGACGACGACTTCCCAGCGATTGTTCTGCGGATTGTAGTTCGCGCCCGTGTAGTCGGTTGCGCCATTATTAAGCGTCGTCGCTTTCGTTAGCATGAGCGCTTTATCTTCCAGCGCGCGAGGAACGACAAGTCGCTTCGGCTCAATTCCGAGCGGCGTATCTCCGACGACCTTCTGCTGTAAGAACGCCGACCGAGCCGCCGAAAGGTTTTCCAGCGACAGCGGCTTGCCCGTCAAGAGGTTGCCGTGGTCAGTGGAATAAAACGCCGCGCCGTCGACCGCCGCCGGGTTCATAAGTAGCGACCAGCATTTCTCGTTCAAGGTTTCCGCAGCGCCGAAGGCTATCATATTCGCAAGCTGCGAAAAAACGCCCATATCGTCGTTGATAATATCGACGCGCGTAATCGCGTACATCTTACCGAACTCTTCCACCTTAATGGAATATCGAGCGTCCGAGAGTTCAGCGTGCTTGTATTTGCCGCCGTCCGCGCGCTTTTCAAATTTAAAGTTATCCGGGTTCAGTCGATACCGTTCATACGTCTTAAAATCGCTCACCCGACCGATTTTAAAGACCTTGCGCCACTGATTCTCCGCGCTCCAAAACGTCTCCAGCAATACCGCATTAAAAGAGCGTTCAAGCACGTAGTTCAATTTCTGCGTTGAAAACGCCGCTTCCAGCCACGGCGCAACGTCGCCGAGCGAACGAATACGCGGCAATTTCGCGCCGCTTGCAAGTTCGCAAAATTCCTGCAGTCCGAGATTGCCCAGCTTATCCGCCGCTCGCAACGCCGCGTCGCCGTAGCGTTTCTTCGTCGGTTCCAAGCCCGACGCGCGAATCGCCGCAATTTCAAGCGCTTCCTCATTGACTTCGACGTTCGCAGTATGAACTGCCGGCGCCGTCGCGCGACTAGCCCGCAACGTCTCCAGCTCAAACTGTTGCGCCGTCCAGCCGTCGAGAATCGCTTTTTCTACGAATTGTCGATCGCCGTATTCCTTCGCGATTTTTTCAATTGCATCGAGTCGCGCGTTTTCCTCCGCTCGCTCCAAACGCACGGCGTCGACGTCGAATTCCTTCTCTTCTTCCATTGCTTCACCCTTTACAACCGTGTGCGTCTGCGAGTCCGCGCCCCACAAAACGACGCTCGCTTCACATACCAAACATTTATCAACGACCTTGACGTTCTTTTCGATACGCCCGTTGACTTCAACCTCTTTTTCGTCGCGAACTTCGACCGGGTAATAGCCGATCGAAGCTTGCCACGGGAACCCGTTGCGACTAGATTCAAGGAAACGACGCGCCGAGTCGCTTGATTCCGCGAACGAGATCACGCCTGTTAATACAAGCTTGCCGTCCTTGACTTCAAACGACGTCGCTTGCCCGATAGGGTCGCTTGCGTCATGTCCCATAAGAATAGGGAGCGGCGTTTGCTGCGCGACGATTTCGCCCGCCATATTCACCACGTATTCCCCGTCCTTATGCCGCATCCTTGCGCCGGTGTTCGCGATCATCTCGAACTTCGGCGCGCCGTTCTCCTCTTGCGCTTCAAGCGACGCTTCTAAATAAAGCTTTTCCATTGGGTTCCCTTTTATTCTTCTTCGCCATCCGAGCCTTGATTGTTTAGCATTGACAACCCCAGCTCCTTCATTTTGTCGCGCTCTTTTGCAATTTGGTTTAATTCGTCTTCCCAGTCGCGCCCCTGCTTGCCGTATTCAATCGCAAGGTTCGTCGTCAAAGCAGCTAGTCGCGTCGCTTGCGCGTTCGCCTCCTTTGCCGGGTCGACGTGCTCCGCGCCGTCCCAATACCACTGAGGAAACACCTTCGGCAATTTCTCGCCGTTGACGAGTTCCCACTCTTTAAGCCACGCGCGAAAAAGCGGCAAGAGCACGGAGATTTCGCAAGACTTTTGATTTAAACGAATAAATCGATAGTATTCTTGAAAGTCGAGTCGACCGCTCGCATAATTATAGCCCGCCGCGCAATGCTTCATTAACAATCGAGGCAAGCCGATAGACGCGCCGATTTCGCCGAGCAATTCGTCGACCAGCATTGAATACGTCGAGGTCGGCTGCTCCGCTTTAATCTGCGCGGGCTTCATACCGTACGGCGCCGCGATCGTCAACCCTCTTGTAAAAGGTATTTCCGCGAACGGTTTTTCGCCGTTTTCCGTCGGTTCTTCTTCGTACCCTTCGTCCGCGCCGTCCGAGTAGAATACCATAGCAAGGTCGGCGGCGGTTTCCGCAGCCGTTACGACCGCGCGCGTATAACGCTCCAAATATGCGAACAAATTCAACGCCGGCGATATTTCCGAGCAGCCTCTGTGCTGTTCAGGCAACGCCCGTCGATACCAGTGTAAAACGTTCGCAGCCGGGTAAATCGTCGCGTCTTCCACGAACCCCAATTCGCCGCCGGGGTGCTGCGTTAATACGCGATAGGAAACCGGCGCGCCCCATTCGTCGAGTTTAATACCGTCGACGTCGTTCTCGTCTAACGAGTCGAGCGCCGCGCAAACGCGCTCCGCGTCGATCGGCGCAAGGTCAAGTCGAACGCCGTCGCGTCGCTTGTTATCGAATAAGACCGCGAACGATTCGCCGTCTTGGAACCGCGCGAAGCGCATTGCCCGCAACTTTTCGCCTAGTCGGACTTCTTCGCTCCATTCGGCGAAATCCCATTCCGCCTTTTCAAAATTCACGCCCTCGCGTGAAACAAGCTGAAGCCGCGGTCCGTTGCCGACGACCGCGTTAGCGAGCGTCATTGCCGCTCCGTACGCCCACGAATTATTCGCGATCTCGTATCGCGCGCGTTCGCGCTGAATCCGTCGCGTTTCCGGGTCGAGCGACGCGTCGACGCTCTTGCTATCGACGTGCTTCCAGTGAAACCGCTCCGACGGTCGTGCGCTATCGTATCGCTGCGCAAGCTTGACGTCGCGCTTCTTTTTGCCTTTTTTTCCGAACCAAAGCATTTTAGTCCAAGTTTACAATCTTGCGAAAGCCCATACGCGCGACCGCGCTTTTGTCTTTACGTTTGAGATATTCCAGCGCTTTGATTTGCTCGCTTATCGTCTGCTGCTCAACCGTGCCGGAGTCCGTCTCAACCTTCTTCGGCGCGAGCGCGTTCTCTGCAAACGCCTTCAATCGTTCTTCGTTCGTTTCCATTGCTTCAACCCTTAACGGAATCGTACCGCGCACCAAGCGCGACCGCGCGAATCGACGCGAACGCCGACGCCCGCGCTCGTATAACGTCCGAGCAATAGCGCTCTGTGCGCAGGGCTTGCTAGCCACTGATCAAGCGCGACGTCAAACCCGCTCCCATTC